CCTACAGGTAGAGCAGTTGTGGGATCAAACAACATACCTGCAATATTACCAAACGTACTCCCTTCAACGTCACCATAATCTTCTTCTATCTTACGCGCCCTTTCATCTGTTATCATCTTACGTCTTTCATCAAAAGAAGCATCAGCAAATCCTTCACCATATATTTCTTCTGTTGATTTATAACCTAGACCATAACCATCCTCATCACGATAGGTAATAAGAGGGGCCATACCAGTAACAGCACCAACAAGATCACCTGCTTGTTGAGTCCAGCTTTCACCTTCAACAAATCCTTTACCAAAAGATGTCTCTTGCTCTTGCTCAGGATCAGCTTGTTCTGGGGCAGCAGCCTCTATGGGAATACCCTTCATGTTATCAAGGTAGTTTGCCCATTCGTTAACAGCAGCATTATCACCAGCAGCATGAGCATTCTTTATAGCACCCATTGCCTGTTCTTCTGTATATTCTTGTGCCATTATAAGACCTTCTACTTAGGTAAATATTTTAATGCATTTTGATTCACGGCTGTACCAGCAGCAGTAACATTAGCAGCAGGTTGAGCAGCAGCAGTAACATTAGCAGCAGGTTGAGCAGCAGTGGGAGGATTCCAAGTATCATCCATCAGACCAAAGAATGAACCATCTTCTATATAATTAGTCTGTGCCTCACGGGTTGCCTCAGCCAATGCATCATTAGGCCGCATTAAGTTATCACGTTGTAATGATTCGCTACGATTAGCAATCCACCTAGCAGCAGAGTTTTTATCTTTTCTACCTAAGTCAATACCAATCCTATCCATCTCAACAAGAGCCTCATCAATATTAGTTCCAGTTATATTAAAAGGACTAAGCTTACTGGTATCTTTTATTGTAGATCCATCAGGTAGAGGAATCCATGCTCCATCTTTACGATAGGAAGGTACACCATCCACTACATATCCCACTAATTCTTTACCATCTGGTGTTATGTAGGTCTTCTGGTTTGATACGCTAGGTGCTTTGTTCTCTAAAGCCTCCATGTCCCTAGCACGTTCATGTAATGCCATAGCCTGTGGGTAGTTACCTGCCATCATTTGCTCTTGAGCAGCAGCACGTAGACCAGCAACAGTGGTTATGTCAGACCCTTGCATACTTTGTTGTACACTAGCAGCCTGTGCCATGTCGGGTGTCTGTAAACCAAAGGCTGAATTAATACCAGAAGCAGCTAAACCACCACTAGCAGCACCGACAGCATAGGCAGAACTCATCCTACTTGCGTTATCAATACTCTTTTGTACACGATTCTGTTGGATCACATTAGGATCCATTCCAAATAAACTCATTACATCACTAGCCATAATTATCTCCTAGGGAACATTGAATACATATTATCAGAGTATCTAGGAGTAGTAGTGGCTGCTGTAGTTCCACCGCCAGACCATGAGCCTAGGTTCCCCATATTGTTATAACCTCCTATCATATTCTGACCTATAGGAGTATTTGCATACTGAGAATATGTTGGTAAACCTCTACCATTAGGGTACATACCACCACTACCCATAGCTGCATAACTTGCCATTCTATTCTGACCTGTTGGAGTTGCCATGTATTGAGAGGTTGGTACTGTAGGTGGAGAGCCACCCATCTTACCTAGACCAGCACCAAAGTTAGTTAATGTACCAGCCATAGATTCTCCTCTAAGTGCCTGATACTTTGCTGCTTGCTCCTGTCCACTAAGATAGTTCTGCATAGCATTGTTATTTGCTGATGATTGCTGTGAACCTAGATCACCACCTAGCCCTATCATAGCCATAGCATTAGCATCCATGCCTTGCCCTTGACTGAACATACCTTGACCAATAGAAATCTCACGCTCACGTTGTCGTTGTGCCTGTTCAAAAGAATTGCTACGATCCATAGCATCTTGTTGTGCAAAAGCCCTAGCAAAACCATAACCATCTGGACTCATCATACCAGACCCTGCTGCACCACCTAGAGCCTCACCACCAACCCTAAGCCCTTGAGTACCAGCACCAAACATACGATTTCCTAACGCTGTGGCCTCTGCCATTCTACCGCCAGCACCTAGGCTACGCTGTCGATTGTACATATCAGATGCCATATCATCGTAGCTACCACCAGCCCTGTTGAGAGCATCAGTACCTAGACCAAACATTTGATTCTGTTGTGCCTGATAACGAGGATCCATTGAGTAACTAGCATTACCATCTTTAAAAGAAGCACTACCTGCACCAGAGGTTACACCATATGGTTTGTATTGCCCTTCTTTAAATGCTTTCTCCGCAGCCTCCGACATCCTATCTTGGGCTTCTCCTAGTTTACGTTGTGCTTGGTAGCCGCCTACTAGCCCCAATCCTGCTGCTATTAATGGTAACATTATGATGTCCTCTTCCACATGTATACTACGAGATATGGTTGTAAGTTATTATGTGCCTGACCGCCACCTCTGACATTTAATCCTGTTATTATTGGGTGAGAGTTTGCGGCACCTACACTAGAACTTCTGTCACTTCCTCCATCTGCATCACTATCACCAAATTGGCCTGTGTAACCATGATTGTGGCTAGGTATCTGAGCTATTGATAATGTTTCTGTAGCAGTACCTCCTTGTGATCCAGCACCATAGCTACCACCAGCACCCATGAGTACCCTACCTTGTCCCATAGCTGACCATGAACCAACACCGAGTAATGAATTAGGGTTAGTAGACACTACTGATGTGTATATAGATCCTACAGGGTAAGCTAAAGCATTAACAGCAGCAGCCGTTAAAGCTGGTATAGCTGCAATATTAGTTTTAACGTAAGCTGTCGTAGCTAACTGTGTAGTGTTAACTGCAACAGCAGCAGTAGGAGCAGTAGGTACACCAGTTAAAGCTGTGTTGTTAATGTTAGCTTTAGTAGCTACAGCCACTGCGATAGCATTGTACTCATCATCTATCTCTGTACCACGTACTCGTTTAGCTGCTGTCCCTGCACTTAGTCCATCCTTTACAGCAAAGTTAGTTGACTTAGTATAATTACTCATTAGTTAGTTCTACCTTGTTTAACATATACGTCAAACTTTTGAATTGATAATGGATCACCATTAATGTAAGCTTCAAAACCTAATTGAAGTACACTACCTTGACCCCCTACTGCAACCTTAATATGGTCTGTTAAACCACCACCTGTGTATTCTGAAATGTTATACTGTGCCACATTATATTCAGACACAGCACTTTGTTTTATAGTTCTGTTGTAAGACCTTGGTTGATCAGTATAATCAGTACCTACCTTAATAGAAAAGTTCTGCCCACCACCACCTATAACAGTTACACCTACAGACTTTATTATTTTATTAACTGTAGGTTGCTCAAAGTCAAAGTAGTTTGTTCGATAGGCTAAGTAATACTCCACTCCTCCATCTTGAAAAGCTGAATATTTAGCTATGCCATTAACCAATCCTAGATAAAGCGTACCATCAAAGGCAGACAGTCCACTTAGTATCTGAGTGTCCACCCATTTAGTTACTCGTAATCCTCCATTCTCTAGCCTACCTCTAGTATCAAAACAATAGATAAGATTGGTACTAGGAAATAGTAATAAATAGAAAGCATTAGATGCTGAGTAGATTGATGTTACATTATCATTAGTAGATAGATTAATAATCTTTACTAGATCATCACGTATATTAATAGATAGGTCTGCTAAGGGGTTAGATTTCTCTTGTATGACACGCGTTAAAGAACGTAGACCTGAGTTAGCTAGGAAGTAGATGTCGTTTCCTACGGCCTGTATGGACTTCCTAGACACACACCCTACATTCTCTAGTATCTCTACTACATTTAACTCCGTAGCAGCTACAGTTAAATCACTATTGTTATTGTCTCCGAGTATTACAATACATCGTTTGCAGAATACAATGATGCGTCCGTTAAATCCAGCAACACTTACAATCTCATCACCACCATTAGTCCATACTTTTCTAAGGTCTAAAGATAAAGTAGAACCTCCAGCAAAAGCACCATTAACTAAGTCAGAGCCATACAGTGTGTACTTATCTGTAGCAGTACCACCAGCCCATAACCTACCATAAGCAGAAGTTACAAAAGAGAATTGAAGGTTAGCATTTGTAGTGGCATGAGTAGATACTGAAAAGTTAGCAGCTACTTTAAGCATAGGCTTACCAGCTTGTGCTAGGTATACAGCACCTCCTAGTGAAGCAGCTTGCCAATCATTAGCATCCCCATGCCCTGATGAAATAGCAGAGAGTGTGCCAAGACCTTTATATATTTTACCATTGCCCCAAGTAATATATCCTAAGTGTCCTGTAGATCCTACAAAGTCGTGCATTCCTACAAGAGAAGAAGAGTTACCTCCAGAAG